AGTAAAAGCAGCGGCTGTATTAAACAATGCGTTTAGTACATCGTACAACGGTGGAGATGGAAAACCTTTATTGGCTACTGACCACCCGACTATTGCTGGTACATTCAGCAATACATTAGCAACTCAAGCTGACTTAAACGAAACATCTTTGGAGCAATCATTAATTGATATTGCTGCTTTCACTGATGAAAGAGGTTTAAAAATTGCTGCTAGAGGAGTAAAAATGATTATTCCTTCTGAGCTTCAATTTACAGCAGAGAGACTAATGAAGTCAGCTCAGCGAGTTGGTACTGCAGACAATGATATCAACGCAGTAAGATCATTAGGAATGGTTCCACAAGGTTACGTGGTTAACAATTTCTTAACTGATCCAGATGCGTTCTTTATCAAAACTGACGTGCCAAACGGCATGAAAATGTTTGTAAGAGCAGCTATCAAAACAGCTATGGAAGGTGACTTCGATACTGGAAACGTTAGATACAAAGCAAGAGAGAGATACTCTTTTGGTTGGTCTGACCCAAGAGGTATGTTTGGCTCTTCAGGAGCGGCTTAATACTTGATTTTAAAGTATTAATTCTTAGGAAGGCCCCTTTACTGGGGCCTTTCTTTTTGATAGAAAGGACGAACCATGATGAAGAAATTCTTAGTAAAAATCAACGCATACGGATATAGAACCAATTTTGATATTGAAGCTATTGATACGGCAAAAAGTATTGAAGCAGCTATCCTTGACAAAATAGGAAAAAAAGATATAAAGTTTACTCCTAATGGTACCTCTTCAAGAGTGTGTCATTTAACCTACGAGGAGATTGTAAATGGAGAACAATCACATCAAGGATCTTTACAAGACAAAAAGATCGCTTGAGTTAGAGTGGGAGCAAGACCATATTGATAATGGTATATATACCATTAATATGGTTAGGATTGATGAAAAGATTAAAGAAGTTATCAGTCATATTAAAGTGGCTGAAGCTAAAGAATCTTTACATAAAGCAAAAATAGAATCCGCTGCTTCTGAATTTTCTATAGCTGGTTAAGTAAACCAAGCTATTTTTCGCTGGAATGCGTTTTCCTGATAAGGATATCTTGCACTTCACTAAAATTTAGTCTATACAATAACTACTATACATAAAAATATTCTACATAGACGAGTATAGTCGACAGCCTAGAGACTATGTAGAAATAACTAGGAGGATATAATCATGGCAACAACAACATTCCAAGGAATCGTAAGATCTCACGGAGGACAAGACAAATCAGTAACAACACCAGGTGTTGTAGTATTATCTGAAATCATTTCATTTGATGCTGCTGCAACCGCAGTTAGTTTAACACCAGTTAGAATTGGTACATCAGCAACAGCAGGTAAAACTTTTGTATTACCAGCAGGTGCTGTACCTGTTTCTTTTACAGTAATAGTTCCATCATCAGGAGCAGGATCAACTGTAGATATTGGAACAACAGCGGATGTAGATGGTTTTTTTAATGAAGTCACTTCAGTAACTAAAGGTTCTATTAATGGACCAGATGGTGCTTTAGTAGTAGCAGGTGGTATACCAGCTAATGCTACCGTAGCAGCTTCTGTAGGAGCAACAGCTGGTACAGGAACTGTAACAGGTGTATTTACTTACACTGTAGCTGACAATGCTAAACCAGGTGAATCACAACCTGAATTAGTATAATAATTAATTTAGTGTGGGCCTTCGGGCCCACATAATTTTAAGGAGAATAAAATGGGATCATATAAAAGTGATATACAAGCAACTAGAATAGGCGCTGCTACAACTAGTGTAATAATACCTCAACCAGTTAGATTACGAGGAATTATTATTGCAGGTTTAGCAACTTCTGGTTTGGTTGAATTAAAAACTACAAGTGCGACTGGCGCAACTTTATTTACAGCAGATGTACCTGCTGGAGATGTAATTAATTTTTCATTTCCAGAAGATGGAATTTTATTTCCAAAAGGTATTTATGTTTCAACTTTTACTGTTGCATCAGCTACTTTATTAACTGATAAATATTCAGGACCAGGTTTAACAGCAGGGTAGGAGGCTAAATGGCTAACACTACTTCCGGTACATATACTTTTGATAAAGATTTTTCTATTGATGAAGTAATTCAAGAAGCGTTTGAAAGAATAGGAATGGATCCTATGTCTGGAAATAATTTGAGAACAGCAAGACGTTCTTTAAATATTTTATTTTCAGAATGGGGAAATCGTGGTTTAAAGTTTTGGGAAGTAGCTAATAATTCTATTACGTTAGTTCAAGGTCAAGCTGTGTACACTATGTATCGTTCTCCTAGTGATGGTACTTCAGATACTACAGCGGTATATGGTGTAGATGATGTATTAGAAGCTGTTTATAGAAATTCTTCTTCTGTAGATTTTCCTTTAACTAAAATTGATCGTTCCACTTATTCTGGTTTATCAGCAAAATCTCAACAAGGAACACCTACTCAATATTTTGTTCAACGATTTATTGATCGAGTAACTATTACCCTTTATTTAGTACCTGGAGCCACAGAAGCAGGTAATGCTATTAATTATTATTATGTTAAACGAATTCAAGACGTAGGAGCTTATACGAATGCAGCAGATGTTGTATATCGTTTTGTGCCATGTATGTGTTCAGGTCTTGCATATTATTTATCACAAAAATTAGCACCACAACGCATTCAAGAATTAAAATTATTATATGAAGATGAACTACAACGAGCATTAGTAGAAGATGGATCTTCCGCAAGTGCTTTCATAACCCCTAAAACTTATTATCCAAGTGTCTAATTTATCAAGAGGAAAATACGCGCAATTTATTTCAGACAGGTCTGGAATGGCTTTTCCTTATTCTGAAATGGTTACAGAATGGAATGGAGCCAAAGTTCATATTTCCGAATACGAACCTAAACAACCACAATTAGAACCAAAACCAACTACGTCTGATGCACAAGGTTTACAATTTGCAAGACCGGATAGAACAGAACCACCTGTATTAATTTTATTACAGCCAAGTCCTTTTCAAACGATTAAGTACGCTGGAAATACTTATATTAATGTTTATTCACAAGATCATGGAAGAAGCACAGGAGATGTGGTTAGATTCAGAGGACCTACTAGTCCTACTGGTTTTTTAAATGTTCCTACTTTTGATGGTGTTTCTGATATTAGTAATGCAAGTGGATTTACGATTACGGTTGGAAAAATTAATTCTTCTGGTATTGTAGGTGATCCGTTAAATTATTATTATTTCCAAAGTTCAGACACAGCTACAACTGGAAATGTAAATGGAGGAGGAAGCGGTTGTACAGCGGGCCCTGTTAACCTACAAGCATAATGACATACACAGAATTATTACAAGCCATTAGAGATTATACCGAAGTAGATTCCAATGTATTAACTGATTCTATTTGTAATGGATTTATTAGAGATGCTGAATGGAGAATAGCAAGAGATGTGGATGCAGATTATGACAGACAATATGCTAATTCAACTTTAGTGCCAGGACAAAGGTTTATTAATATGCCTTCTACGTATTTAATTATTCGTTCCGTTCAAGTTATTAACTCTGGGACTAGGTCTTTTTTAGAACCTAGAGATACTTCTTTTTTTGGAGAATATAATCCAACTGATGCACAAGGAGAGCCTAAATACTATGGAAATTGGTATGAGGATGTTATTGTATTAGCTCCAGTGCCTGATCAGGCTTACACTATTCAAGTAAATTATATCTTGAATCCTGTTCAATTATCAGCTAGTAATACTCAAACATATGTAAGTCAGTATTTTCCCAACGGACTTTTATATGCATGCTTGGTAGAAGCGTTTAGTTTCTTAAAAGGCCCAGCAGATATGCTTCAGTTATATGAAGGAAAATATAAACAAGCTATCGAAACATTTGCAATAGAACAAATGGGAAGAAGACGAAGAGATGAATACCAAGCCGGTGTTCCTCGAATCGGAAAACAATAGGAGATAAAATAACATGGCTATAACACAAGCAATCTGTAATACTTTCAAAGAAGAATTATTACAAGGGGATCACAATTTTGATTCTGGCGGTGATGTTTTTAAATTAGCTCTGTATACTTCTGCAGCTACTTTAAATTCTTCTACTACTATATATACAGCTTCTGATGAAGTTGGTGACTCAGGTCAATATGTAGCAGGTGGTGGAACTTTGGTAAACTCAGGTACATCTGTTGTTGGTGGTGTTGCATTTTGTGATTTTGCAGATTTATCTTTCACAGGTGTTACATTGACTGCAAGAGGTGCTTTAATCTATAACACTTCAGCAACTGTGACTAACGCAGCTGTTGCGGTTTTAGATTTTAGTTCAGACAAAACAGCTACATCAGGAACATTCACAATCGTATTCCCAGCAGATACAAGTGCAGCAGCTATTTTAAGAATCTCCGGCTAAGTAGGAGTTTTTAAATGGCGAACATTACCGGTTGGGGTAGAGGAACCTGGAGTGAAGCTACGTGGGGTGAACCCATCCCCGTTGAAGTCACAGGTGTATCTATTACTGCCGAACTTGGTAACGAAACCATTACTGCAAATGCAGATGTATCCTTAACAGGAATTCCTTTATCTATCACTTTAGATAGTGTTATCATTCCAAATGTAGAAGCATTCCCACTTGGAATTGCTATGTCTACTACTTTAGATAGTGTTACTATCACAACTGATGTTGATGTAACTTTATCTGGTCTCAATTTA